GCCACACGGTCGGCGCGGGCCTCGTGGTTGCCGGGCACGAACACCTTACGCGGCGTCCAGTACTTGCGCTTGCCCCGGATGCGCCGGTCAATCTCGGCCTGCATGGGCGCGCACAGGCGCCGGAATGCCTCGTTGCCGGCCTCGACATCCTCCTGGTACCGGGTCCCCTCGAGCTCCTCGCTGCCGGGCTCGTTGTGCGAGTTGAGCGACGGAAAATCCCACCAGTCTCCAATGCAGACGATGACATCCGGCTGGTACTCGACGATTGCTCGCGCCGCCCAGTCAACATGCTCTGTGTTGGCGCCCGGCCTAATCTGGGCGTCGGGGATGATTAGGTGCCGCCTGGGGGTCATTTTTTAGTCGTGGAAAATGTACTGCTGGACTGATGCAACAGGCTTGCCATGTTGTCCACGAAAATTTCGTCGTGATTGAGCGGGTGGTTCATTTCGCAGAGCAGGGAATGGCTCCACTCGTGGCAGAAGGCCTGCTGGAGCTCGGTGTCGCCCAGATCGCCGCGTAAGTCGATGCGGTGACGGGTCGGGTCGTACATCCCGACGGTATCCATCGAGTGCGGCCACCGGGTGCGCGGGATGATTCGCACCGTGACCTCGTGGCCGTGCAGCTGGAACCGACGCGGGATCTGCAGCCGGGCGTGGCGGTCACGACGAGGTGGCACGATATATCGCCTCCCTTTTGAGGTGCGGCGAGTTTAGCCTTAATCCTCTGGGCTTAACAAGCCGGGACCGGCGGCCTGCGTTCCAGCAGCCATAGATCTGGATGTAGCGGCCACATCTTGCGCCCTAAGATCTCCCTTTGCCTTGAGGCGCGCCAGCCGATTCAAAAAATCGCGCTGCGCCGCCGGGTTGTCGAAGTTGGTCAACTGCCTGGCAATCTCGGCGCGCGTGTTTTCGTTCACGCCAGAAATCACCCTGTCATATGCAGACTTAACCCCGCGCACCAAATTCTGAAGAACTCCGCTAGTAGCGACATCAGCCATCGTATCGACCGCCGTGTCTGTCGCCTCTGCCAACTTTTCAGCGGTCTGCGAGTTGCCTCGCAGGAATGCATTGGTCTGCGCTGCGGTTCTCTCGGCGGCTATGCGACCCTGTAGGGCCTCCCGCCTCCTTTCCGGCGTGGCCGCCTCAAGCTTCGCGCGCGCGGCGGGGCTGCCCGCTACGGCGCGCAGAACATTAGGCTGCGACACGATGTCCGGCATTCCCTCGATGTTTTCGCGCAGCGCCTCGGTCACGCCGCGCTGGTACCACTTGCGCTGCGCAGGCGATGCCGTGCGCGTCATGGCGATGACATCCTGCAGGGATGCCTGCGGGAATTGCGCGCCGGCCTCCAATGCTTCCCGCGCCTGTGCTGGGCTGGCGTAACTTGCGCGTGCGCTTGAGTAGATGTCCCCACCAGGGGAAACATCTGCGGCGGAAAGCAACTGCCGACGCAGGGCGTCTACGATGTTGCGCTCCTCTCGCGTGTCTATGGTTACTGAGTCCGCCGGGCGCGGCCCCATCTGGAACTGCGGCTTCAGAATTTCGTCAAGGTTTTGCTTGATGCGGTCAACATCTCGGAACGTCGGAAGTCGCCGCAAAGCACCGGCGTCATCGTACAGCGGGTCCACGGAGCCGCCCCACCCGCGCCTTGCGGCTTCGCTTCTGCGCACGATGTCGCGCACGCGAGGGATGTCGAACAGGGACAGAAGTTGCGGCTCAGAGAGCGGCGGCAGCCCTTCAAGCTGGCCATAAAAGGGCGCAGACTCTGCGCGGGCCTGCGTGATTAACTCGTCCGCGCGCGCCTCTGCGTTGCCCGTGCTTCGCCGGCCAGTTGCACGCTCTACCATGCGCACCACACGGCCTCGCTGACCTGCAGCGCGCCGTTCCAATTCGCCCTGTATGATGGCGCTGCCCTCACCGGGGAGTGTCCGCACGCCGCGCGCAAGTCGTTGCACGGGTTGGCCGCCTACATCTACGAGGCCAAGAGGCACGCCAAGCCGGCGCGACTGCTCAAGCTGCATGGCGGCGACGTCTGGCGACACCCCCCCGGTTTCCATCGCCTTGAGGATCTTTGCCTCTGCGGCCGTGATGGGCGCCATCGGACTGGCCTCCGGCGTGAGCGGAGCCATCTGCGACACGCCGCTTTTGCCAGCGCCAAGAAATTCCGTGACGCGCTTTAGATAGGGAGATGCCAGATCGGAAAGGGTGGCAAGAGACTGCATCCCGCCGCCGACCGCGCCGCCGATTCCGGCGCCCAACAGGCCGCCAGTAACCGCGCCCATTGTGCGCTCATCCGGGTTGGCCGTGAGGCCGCCCGCCAAAATGCCGGGGACGGTTCCGACGCGCGCGCCCTCCCGCACGGCCTGCCCGACGGTCTGCACGCTCCGCGCCGGCGCCCCGCCGCCGTAGAGCGCGTTCATCGTGAGCTGCAGGGCGCGACCACCAGCCGCGCCGCCGGCCGCAATCGTGCCAGGGCCTGGGGCTGCGAGCGTGCCACCGAGCGTCGACATTACGACCGGGGTCACGGCGCCGAGCCCGGTGGCCGCGGCAGAGATGTAGGGGTTCTGCGATTGGAACGCCTCACGCTCACGACGCTGCCTCTCGAGAGAGGCGCGGTAGTCGCCGCCTGCAGCAGCCTCAATAGCGGCCTGCAATTCGTCCGCGCCGCCCAAGCTCATGCCTTGGGTGAACTGCTGGGCCACGCCCGAGATCATTCCCGGAGAGATTTTTTTAGCGTGTTGCCGATACGCCTCTTCTGGCGTCGCGGCTTCGTAAATCTCTCCATCTATTCTGTACTTCGGCATTTTTATCTCCGACGAGTCGGTGAGGGAAGGTCGATTATCCCGTCTTGATTTGGTTCGCGGCTGATTACTGAAGGCGGCGGAGGCGTGAAGTATTGGAATGCCTTGCCAGACCCCATAGCCATGTTCAAAATTTGCTGGTCAAGGGACTGCATTTTCAACTTGATGTCTTCTTCTGTATCACCCGGCCAAGGAAGATACATCGGGCCATAGTTGGTCCACTCGTCGTCGGTAATCGCCGCGCCGGATTCTTTGCGCAGAATGGCCGCCAAGACCTTGCGGCCCTCGGTATAGAATCGACGGCCCTCTGGAGTTGCAAAGCTGCGCGGCACAAGTGTATTGGAAAGGCCACCCAAAACACCCTCAGATGGCGGCCCTGCGGCGGCCTTATCGCGCTGGGTCGGCTTGTATCCAGACCTCAAAACTTCAGCCATCACGGGCAAAGAGCTGACCATTGTCGTGGTGTAAAAGCGCGACTTTTCCTCTCCTTCAGTCAGCTTTGGAAAGTCGCCCTGCGGGAAACTGAAGCCGGGAACGGCGGGCGCAGGGCCGGCAGCCGGTGGCGCCCCAAGTGTGGTTGTCTGCGGCGCACCGCCACCGCCTCCCCTCGCGCGCGCGCCGGGCTCCATTCCCACCTTGAACTCTTGGCTAGTCCCGTCGCTGAAATAGGCGATTACTCTATCTCCAAGCCTTATCTCGTTGATAAGGGTCCTAGGCTCCGGCGCCTTGGCCGGCGTCGTAACTTTGCCGGTCAGTCGATTGACGACCGAGCCGCCGACGATGCTCCCGAGGGTGCCCTCTTTGGCGAGCGCGGCAAGATCCGGCGCCATCTGGCCGAGGTCGCGCCCCGCCTGGGAGCCGTAGAGCTTTGCTAAGGCGTCCCGCGGGTCTTGGCGGTACCGCGAGGTCAGCTCGCCGCCCTCGCCGCCAGGGAGGCTCTCGAGCCGCCCGGCAGGGCCACCAAAAAGACGCCCCACCACCTGCGGCATCAGCGCCTCGGCGGCGGCCTGTCGGCGAGCAAGGCCGGCGGACTCACGCTCTGCGGCGCGGCTGGCGCGCATGGCAGCAAGCGACTCGTCGCCCGAGCCGGGTGACAAATAGTTGCGGCCAATCGCGCCAAGCAAGCTCAAGGTCGCCCGGCGGCGATCGTCTTCGGTCATGGACTCAGCGTCCTCGCCAAGCAGCCCGCCGACGTAGCGGCTAAAAAATCCGGGCTTTTTTGTTTTCTCTGCCATTTTCGTGGTCCTCAATCAAAGAGCAGGCCGCGCGTCTTGCGGCCGCCGTAGGTGCGATACATCTTGCGGTACATCTCGAGCGGGTCGGCGCCGGTGGGCTCGCCCGCCCTGGATCGCAAGGTCGGCGTCAGGTCCATCTGTTCAGCGTCTTCGCTTTGCGCGGCAAGGCGCATGATTCCGCGCTCTACGCCGGTGCCCTCGGCGTACCGCGTGCCGTAGCGCTTGAACATCTCTTCGTCGGCGTCAATCCTGCGCTGCGTCGCGCGGTCCGTCAGCTTCTTGAAAAAGTCCACCTCACGCCCTCCCGCGGCGCTTGCCGCCGACCTTCTTGTCCAATTCTTTCACGGCCTCGGTGAGCAGTCCGACCACCTGCGGCAGATCATACTGGCGCATGTCGTCCGACTCGCGCCGCGAGACGGCCTCGGGCATGGCGCGCTCGACGGACTGGGCCGACATGCCCATGTCCTCCTCGCCGCCCCTGTCCTCGCCCTCGTTCTCGCCGTATCCGTTCTCCCACTCAAACTCAATGCCCTTTAGGCGGCGCACCTTGTCGAG